CTTACATACTTTCTGTATTTAGGAGATACATCAAATATTAATCTGTCTGTATTTCTAAAATAGGTTTTTAACCAATTAACTAAATGCCAACCCACAAACTCATCATGATTACCTGCTACATAAATTACATTAACACTATTAGCATACTGTAACAACATTGTAATCATCAAAATCTCATGTCCACAGATGTATTCAAAAGATGTATGATATGTATGTGTGTTCTGTTGAGGAGTTCCTTTTGTAGTGGTGTTTGTATACTCACTGTTAAACTCATCAGACCCTATTATATAGGTTATGTTATCTAAGTTGTTGGACAGCTGAGCTTGATTGGCTATCAGTTCCACTTTATACATAATGTCAGCCAATCTATCTGCTACATTATTATTACCATCTATGTCCCATTTGTTTAAGTGGGAATCTTGCTTGTTGATAACCAACATACCATTTGGTTTCTCTGGAGAGAACCTAGGGCTCATAACTTCCTGACTAATGGGTTTGTATGAAGTTAAAAAGTCCACAAAGCTATCTTGAAACATTTGCTCTGTAGACCTCTTCCCTAACCATGCTTTCACTTGCCAGTGGGGATTTCTTTCATTCCCCCAGTAGTTTTGGACATATTTAGTTATTTCCCATTTTTTTGTATCAATCTTACATTTTTCAATAAGTTCTTCAAGAGAACGAATTTCTTCTGCACTATTGAATACCACTTCACCTGTACCCTTAATCAAATCTTCTTCAAACTTTACAATCGTTTCTTCAAGTTCACCTATGTAAGTTGAAACCTCTGCATCATTTCTTACTGATTCACTCTTTTTGATTTCTTTCAACAGGGCATCTACCTCATCTTCTGTAATTCCTAGTTTTTTAGCATAGAAACTTTTACTTCTTTTCCAACTGAGCATTTGTTCAAGTTGATACAGAAGATTGTGATTATCCTGCATATAGGGATGTTTTGGTTAAAAATTGGGGTAAAGGTAATAATTTATTTCAGATTTACCAAATTATTTTAACAAGAGGGATTATATACAATAATTAAATTAATTAGAAATTAAACAAAAACCCCCAATGTAGATACATCGGGGGAAACTTCCTGTAAAACCAACAAAACAGGATTTTAAAATTATAATATGATAGTTGTGGTAGTGGTGGTGGTTGTAGGTAGACACTCACTTAACATTTCACACAAAAGAAGTTTCAATGAGGGGTTTGTGTTTATGGCATTCAATATCTCTATAGCCATGTTTTCAGCACAAACCTTTTCATCTATCTTTTGTAAGGCAGTTGTTAAAGAGTCGCATGTAGATATTTCTGTGCAAGGGAGATTTCCTCCATTGTAGAAAACATTGTCTGTGTTTGTTTTATGAACATGACAAGGATCTACACCACAATGTTTTGGATAGGAATTTCCACTATAACAAGGAGTTCCAGGATTACATCCCATAATTTAAAGTTTAAGGTATATACATTATGTAATAACAAGCAAGAGCTGGTTGAGCGTTGTTGTGAAAACTGCCTCCTCCAACATTATTGTTTACTGCAATTGCAACATTGCTACTATTAAGTCCTGTTGTAGCAAGTTGACAAGCGTCTGTATTTGTGAAATAAAAACCTGTTTCACCTTGGTTTTTATCACCACCTGCAAATCTTACAGTGTTACTATTATCTTGGTTATCTCCTCCTGTAATTCCCCAAATATCATGTTTATGTCCAGGATCAGTGATAGTTGCTGTAGCTGGGTGAGTGTGTCCTGGAATTTGAGAAGAAGTGAGTGTCACTGTATTTGTTCCATAAGTATCATTCAACGAGTAAGTAGGATTACCAGGTGTTACAGGATCTACTTCAGGATCAAATGCTCCTCCTCCCATACCATTAGTAACACCTACAGGTACTCTACCTCTCTTATCAGGGGTGCCATTTAATCCGTTACAGAGATAAATTTTTTCCCAATATCCATATCCCACTCCTGTTGGAGAAAATCCATCACTCATCGTTGGAAAACCACTTAATTGTCCATAGTATTCCAATGCTGTGTAAGGAACCATTTTTGTGTAATACTTATCAGTGATTGCTGCACTTGCTAAATATGCTGCAATCAAAGAATTTAACTCTGATAACTTTACATAGTTTGTATCTACATCTAAAGCAAGAGCTGTCAAGTCCACTTCTAAACCACAAAGTTTATCGATAACAGCTTGTAAAACAGCATGTGTATCAGAAGAATTTGTTACTCCAGAAAGACAATCAACATCATAATCTGCATTTAGAGTGGTGATACTTGCAACAACAGCATCCACTTGTCCTTGAAGATCACAAGAAGCTTTTATGAGGGCTGTGATGAGATCTACAACAGTGATGTCTCCACAATCAGGGAGATATTGTTGAACAAGTTCACAAATGATTTCTGAAGGAATATCAATTTTAATACCTGTACCATCAAGAGTGGAGGTTAAGAATTCAATCAATGCTTGTTCTACATAAGAAAGACTGTCTCCCTTTTGTATTCCCAATACAGGAACATCTATCCCTGTATATTTTACACATTGGTCAGAAACAATCTCAGCGCATCCATTAAAGCAATTTGAGCAGCCCATTTTATAATTTTATTTATGTATTAATAATTTTACTCTGCTAGCAATTTGTTCAACTGAGCATCCGCTAGCATAATCAGGATTACAAAGTTTGTATTGTAATATTCTCTTGTAATTCAACAAGTCTAATGTCAATTCTGACTGTATCTTTCTATTTAAAGAAAATACAGTGTTGTTGTATAAATCTTTAGCAAGCTGTGTCAGCTTACAGTCAATATCTGCAAGTAAAACAGGAATACTAGAACAGTTTATACAGTCTGTAAGTCTTGGTAATAGCATTTTTAAATCGTTTTGTTTCTTGTTGAGCAATAGCGTGACATGCTGCACAAAGTCCATTGATTAATTGACATCCGCAGCCAAATTTAGCTCCACATTTTTTACACTGTGCCATATTAGTAAAAGTTGGTTACATAGTTTGTACCAGAACATTGACAACCATTTTTCATGAAGTTGTTCAACATCTTACTTGCTTGATTATACAGTTTGTTTGCTTCATTCACTGCACAATTGTTAGCAGCAGCTATGGCTCCCTGTATAAAAAAGTATATGCTATTAAGATCAACTTTTGCTTGTGTCCTAATAGCTCTGTCGCACTCCATCATATCAAGTCTCATAAACGCTTCATCAAACTTTTCTTGAAGTTTGTCTACACGAATTATGCTTTTCTCAACATTGTTAAGATAGGCTGGAGCTACAGAATATTTCAAATAATACACTCCATCAGGAAGAGGGAGTAAGGGATCTCCTACATCCGAAAGTCCTAAAGAAGTGGAATTAAATAAATTAAGCTCATTTGGTTCAAAAGGAAGAGCCACTTTACCAAAACCAGGAATTGTTATTTCAATTGTTGGAGAAGAAACAGGAGGAGATGCAGGGTATGTTGATGCATCTGCAATACCTAAAACTTCTACATTGTATGTAGGTATAACTAGTATATCTAATTTTAAATCTGGCATATTTTCTAAATAATTATGCCAGAGGATTGAGTTTTAATCCTCTCACCTCTGGCATAGGTTATATGATCAGGTTATATCTCTACTTCCTCATTAAGGAATTAAAGTGGTTGTAGTAGATGTTGTAGGCCATACAGTGGTAGTAGTGCTTGTAGTTGTAACACAAGTATTACCACCTTCAGGAACACCCAATGCATCTTCAAGAATAGCTTGCAAAGTAGCAGAAGCAGCTTGAGGAACAGCAACAATCACCATACTATCTTCTTTAATGTAATCACCCCAGCTGTAAGCTGATTTGTCATACTCATTAGATTTGATGTAGAAAGTGTCGTAAGTTGTACCTGCGCTCACCCAACTTTCAAAATTCTCGTTGTATCCCACCATTCTGTAGAGATGCTTCAGGTAACCAGCTTGGTAGCTGTAGAAGTTTTTCTCTAATTGAATGATTTCATCAGAAGTACCAGTGGGGTAAGAAGAACGTTGTGTAATCACTGCATTTGCTACAATGTTACAGTTGTCAGCCACAATAAAGTCAGCAGTGGTAGCAGGACCAGAATAAACGAAAGTACGGAAGTACATTCTGTCGTATTCAAAAGGAAATGCTGCTACATCACAAGGCTGGCCATATTTAGTGAGAGGTTTACCAGAGATGCGGAGAATAGCACTAGCATCGTTACCAATTCTTTGGAATTGATAGAAAGTGTTAAAGCTAATGTTGTCAGGGTTGATACCAGGTGCATCTTGCTCAAGCTTCAGGATGAAAGCATCGATTAAAGCAGGAACATCAACAGTGTCACAAGGATCAGCACCGCAATCACAACAAGGAGCTTGAACAGTTACGCTGCGAGTGAAACCGTTGAAATACAGAGTGTCAATGTAGCTAGAATGAGCACGAAGTGTTAAAGTGACAATATCACCACACTTTACATTCCAACCATCTACATCAGTAACCTGTGTTGCAGCTGTAGGACAGCCTGCTACAGAATACCATTCTGTTACATTAGATTTACCTCCAGTGCTATCTACACCAGAAATTTTGTCTGAACGCTTAGAACCTTGTAAGTAAGTGTTTACTCTGCCTTGAGCAATGTAAAAATAAGGAAAAGAGCCAGGAGTGTTTGTAGCAACATAATTGTTGGAAAAAACACCAACTTGGCCAGCTGTAAGATCTTGCGTAGAAGAACCAGAGCTAGGGAACGTTGTTTGACCTACTGGAACTACGAAGAGGGTAGTTAATGAAAAATCAGCCATTTTGTTTTATTTTAGATTGTGAAAAAACTTATTCGTTTGTTTGAATTCTTAATTGTGAGCTTTGTACAGCAGATTGATTTTCTGTATACATAGCCAGGTTTTGAACTGTTAAATCCAGAAGCTCATCTTCAAGATAGGTTTCCAGTTCGCAATCCTGATCTACAGAAGGTGTTCCATCAAACTTGATATATCCATCTTTATCGATATACTGAGGATACCTCATGTAACTTATGTAGATCTGTTTAGGAGTAAATGTACCATCTGTAAATATGCTGATTTCATCAGATGAAAGGAAGTTGAAAGTTTCCTGATATTCAAAGGAGGGCTTGTAATGTGTGTTGTTCAGAATAAACTGTAAATCACCATGTTTTGCCAAATCTCTGTTAATCCAAATCTTTCTATCCTTACATTTACCCTTATCTGCCAAAATATAACTATCGATATAGAACATGTATTTTGGCGTTAATGTATGTAACCCTGCCGCCCATTGATTGAGTTCTGGGTTTTTTATCTTCAATGTTAAGGGTTGGTTATTATACGTAACCACCAAACTTTGAAGATCTTCATACCTCTTTTTGAAGGAATCTAATCCTAGACCGCTCAATGTGCTAAACCCATCAACTTTTTGTTTTATGAGTTTGATCTGAGCTTCGTTCAAAGCTAAAATCTTATCTTCTAACTGTATTTGTTGATGTACATTAGTAGATAGTTTATTTAGTCTTTGGTCAATCTTATATAATAAACTATCTACAGGTATCATACAGATGCAAGTTTCTTAGTTTTTAATTTTTGTTCAAGAGTGATCAGTTCATCTTGATTATCATCATCTGCCAAGAATTTCACTAAATCATCTTCATCTTTTGCCACTTCAAACTCTCCTTCATAAACTTTACCGTTAGGCTTCAATCTATATACAGAATGTGTAAGAGCTTGTTTAACTAAATCTTTAATATGGAGCAAGTTTTCTTTCATGTCAGCAAATCTGCCAAACACTTCAATTGGATTCAATCCTTGGTACTTACCATTCTTAAATTCAGTTTGCTTTAAGACATTATCTACTAAGTTGTATACCACTTCTTCTTTAGTGTCATCTGTAACAGGAAGTCCTAACAGACGAGCAACTTTTCTCTTCTTTTCAGGAGTCATGCTGTCAAACTTAACAATTGCTTTGTTAATGAGTTGCTTCTTCTTGAACAGAACAGCATTTTCAATCTCATCATCCACAACATAAAATTGTGTATCAGCAGCATATTCACCACGCTCCCATGCTTGATAGGAACTTGCAATTGTTGGGTGAACACGTAACCAAGAGAAAGCTAATTCTTGAAGAGGAATACTAAGGTCGAAATAATTATCACCATCCAGCAGTTTTACAGGTTGAACATGTAATGTATCTTCTGTAGAGGTTGACAATCCATAATTCCAAAATCTAGAACGTGGACCGAGATCAATACCACCAAGAGCATTCTGTAACTTTTCTTTCAAAGCTGTTACACGCTCGATTTCCAGTTCTTTCTCTGTAGGATCAGCAATTCTACGAATGTACGCAGCGTTTGCATCAAGTCCTGTTCTGTAGGTTCCATCAAGTTCTTTGTAAGGATACTTGAAAACACCTGTACCAGGAATCCTTGTCATACCTTTTAATGCAAGACCACCTTGCATTGTCTGAAGTTGAGAATTATTATACTCTTTCTTAATAGTAGAGATTTTTCCAATCTTGCCCATAATGTAGTTATTGTTTTTGTGGTTTTAATTAGCAGAGATGCAAGGAACGAACCTTACAGCGAATGGGAGACACCCCTTTCCATCATCTCTGTAGTTTTGAGAAAAGCCCCCTCACATTGAAGTGAGGGGTGTTCTTTTCTCGGTAGGTTATAGCTTCCAGAGGAAGCAAGGTTATAATTCTGAGGCTATAACGTAGATTAGAATTGTGGGATTTCTTCAATCAACACTGTACGAGACAGGTCTTCAATGAATACATCGCAACGGTCTTTCATCCAGAGCTCATAACCAGGGAATTTGTTTGCAGAACTCATACCTTGAGACTTAGCAAAGCCTAAGTGGTGACGAGTACCATCAATATAACCCCAAGTCATTGAAGGAGCACCCTTCATACGTACC